CAATGGCAAGATTGTGGGCGCTGACCCTACTGGCGTTGCTATTAGCCCTCTCAGTAATTACCCACAAGTTGCATGGAACCAGCACGAAGAACTGTCTGATGCCCAGAGAGATATCATCGTTAGCCATGCTATCAACGCAGTCGGACGGCCATACAACTTCGGCATTATTGCAGTGCTGGCGCTACGCGCCCTAGGCGTCAAGGTATTTCCACAGAAGTTTATTGATTACCTAGCCAAGCATGATGGCTACATCTGCTCTGAACTTGTAGCCGAGTGCTACGAGAAGGCAGGCTATTCAGTCTGTGAGAAGGCAGACCTATGCAACCCAGGTGATTTAGCAGAGAGGCTGATTTGGCAATGACGCAAGCAGCGGACTTTATAGCAATAGCAACTAAGGAAATCGGTACCATTGAGGTACCAGATAACAAGACTAAGTATGGCGTATTTACAGGCCATGATGGGCAGCCATGGTGTGGCTCATTTGTTATGTGGTGTGCGGCACAGATAGGTTTCAAGGCTATGCCTAATTGCGTCTATACGCCCGCTGGAGCCGAGGTATTCAAGGGTCAGGGCCAATGGTTCAACCCAGCCACATCAAAGCCTCAGCCAGGTGATATAGCCTTTTTCTCATTTGATGGCAAGGGCATTGAGCATGTGGGTATCGTGGTCAAAGACAATGCTGATGGCACGATGACCACCATTGAAGGTAACACCAGCCCAGATGCAAAGCCAACTGGTAGCCAAGCCAATGGCGGAGAAGTGGCACTGAAAACACGTGCCTATCAAACAAGTAACAAGCGTCACATGGCAGTCTTCGTGGTAGGCTTTGGTCGTCCTAAGTGGACAAAGTAATCTACCTATAGGAGATAACATGAAGATAAGCAAAGCGCTTGTTGAGCATTACATCATCAGCCTTGCAGTAGCAGGAATTGCTATCTGGCAGACTGGTAATCATCATTTGAAGCACGTCGCCTGGGCTGCACTTGTTGCCGTCTTTGGACCAGTTGCATCTGCAGCATATAACCACTTTAAGGCACAGGCTGCTACAGTCAAGTAAGTTATTAAAAGTATGGCCCCTCTTCGGAGGGGCTTTATTTTTTTTGTTTTTTTCTTATTAGGGGCTATCACCGTAGCCGCCCCTATCCGAGAGCCATTAGGCTCTCCCGTATTGCACTCGCTTCGCTCGTATTATAATCACATTCGGAACTCATTAGCAAATCAAGTTCCGCGCTGGAAAGTTATCGGCGTGTCGCTCACGTTTACACGCCTATCAACTGGTGCTAGAGTTCGGGTATGGATAAAGAAACAGTAGTAGCACATAGAAGTTTTTCATCGTTCTCCTCTTGGATTCGCTGTGGTAAAGCATGGCAATTGGAGAGGAAGTTACAGGCACCATCTGAACCAGCATGGTGGTTTGTAGGAGGCCAAGCCTTCCACTCAGCAGCAGAGAAGTTCCTGCTTAATGAATTTCGCAAGCAACAGTACAAAGATAAATTCGCGGATGTACCGTTCTAATGGAGACGCAACTTGGAAACATTAAACCAACGCCAGGTGCAGAAGCGGACTATCGTTCGCTCGGTCCAGTCAGAGTCTGTCCATGTGGCTCCGAATGGTGGAACCTACAAGTTAAGTTTGACGATGACTATGAAATTGGAATGTACGGAACCAACGCTCGATGCGTTCTCTGTGACAGCATCGCCACAATTGTTACACCGATAGATAAGGATTAAAATGGGACGCAAACACGCAAAGATTATTAGCCGTGACGCTTTTATGAAATCATTCGTAGAGGCTGAAGTTATTATGCGACGCAATCTTGCAGCGCAGATTGAGGAAGCAATCAAGACTGAAACTAACCCAGCCACTATTGCTGGCATGAAGAAGGCAGTTGAGATTGTCTTTGGAATTGTGGAGACTTCTGATGTGGGATGAGATGTGGAATGAGTCATTCATTCAACAGATTGCTGAAGCAGAAAACAAGTCTGGTACAAATCCAACTGACTGGCGTCGTGGTGGAAGAGCCACCAAGGATAATCCTGACAAAGAGAACAAGGCTTGGTGGGATGAGAACGGCAAGCGCATGTTCTTTGACTTCATCAATGCTTGGCAGGAATCCCAGTTTGAGGTGTGGGTTTCTCCACAGAATGTGCCAGGAGTTGAAATTGAATTCAACAATAACTTCGGCGAAGTACCTATCAAAGCCTTCGCAGATGCTATAGTTGTCACCCCTGCTGGGGAATTGGCAGTGGTGGATTTTAAGACTGGTGCTTATATGCCTGACTCTTCATTGCAGTTGGGTGTCTATGCATCAATGATGGAGATGCAGTTTGGCATTCGCCCATCGAAAGGTTATTACTACTCAGCACGCAAGGCACAGTTTATTGAAGCAGTTGGGCTTGACCGTTGGACAATCCCACTACTGACAGAACTATTCGCTCAGTTTGCACGAGGCTTAGAGCAAGAGATATTCTTGCCTAACATTGGAATGTCCTGCGGTACCTGCGGTGTGAAGGAATATTGTTACGCAGTCGGAGGACAACTAGCACAGATTTACGACCCACTAGCAGAAATAAAATAAGGAGAAACAAATGGCAACAGAAGGAACAAAGTTCCAGGTCAACTTCAAGTTGGCAGACGGAACGCTCATCAACATCTACGCAACTGATAGCACAGAACTTGAGACTGGTTTGGCAACCATTCAGGATAGCGCTGCGCTTATCAACTCAGTCTCAGCATCTCTCACATCAGCGGGAGCAGTGCGAGCATTGGCACAGGGGCTTGGCGCTACACCAGTAGCGGCACCAGCACAGTCATCAGTTATTGAAGAAGGGCACTGTAAGCACGGTAAGTTGGTCTATCGCACCAGCAAGCCAGGTGCGCCTAAGGAATGGAAGGGTTGGTTCTGTCCGTCCCCACAGGGAACACCAGACCAATGCGCTCCTAAGTTCCTTCGCTAAGGTAACTCATGCTGTCGCTCACCCAAGCAGCAGCCAATAGCAGTCACGACTTTCAGATACTGCCAGACGTATTCCCTTCGTTACAAAGCGAAGGGATACGTTTTCGCAGAGGACAACTGACCATGATTGCTGGGCAACCAAATGCTGGCAAATCACTTATTGCACTATGGCTTGCAGTGCAGATGAAAGTACCTACGCTTTATATCAGTGCTGATACAGATGCGTATACCACTGCCATCCGTGCATCAGCCATGGCAACTGGACACCAAGTGTCTACCGTGGAAGAAGCCTTCCTCACAGGAATGGGCAAAGATTTCTACACACAAGAACTAGCAAGCATCAGCCACTTGCAATTTGATTTCGCACCAAGCCCAACGCTTGACGAGATTGACTTAGCAATCCGAGCCTACGGCGAGGCGTATGGCGAGTATCCCCATATGATTATTGTGGACAACGCTATGAACGTTGTCTCTATGCAAGGTGATGAATGGTCTGGCCTTCGTGAGATAGCCAAGGCAATGCACCACATTGCACGTGAGACTGATGCTGCTGTTCTACTTCTGCATCACACTTCAGAGGCTGAAGGTAAAGCCGACATGCCACCTAGCCGTAAGGCTATCCAAGGCAAGATTGCACAACTACCCGAAATGATTCTCACTGTGGCTTTGGTGCCACACTCAGGTGAGTTCAGGGTTGCTGCAGTCAAGAATAGATTCGCACGACACTCTGCAACTGGGGACCACTTTGTAACGTTGTGGGCTGATGCCAGTAGAATGAGCATGTATTCAGATAGGCAGGGTTACCAAATTGCCGAGAGTTGGAGAAGCATACAGTGAGTGCAGCAAATAAGCGTAAGGGTGCAGCGTTTGAGACTGGCATTCTTAAATGGTTTCGCTCCAAAGGAGTGAATGCAGAGAGGCTACGGTTGGCAGGCAAAGACGACGAGGGTGACGTTGTATGCATTGTGGCAGGCCAGCCGTATGTCTTCGAGTTGAAGGCTACAATCAAGATGGACTTACCCCAGTTCTGGCGTGAGGCTACAACTGAAGCCTTTAACTATGCCAAAGCACGCAACCTAGATACTGTGCCACCAGCCTACGTCATCGTGAAGAGGCGCATGGCGGGGTTAGACCAGTCATGGGTTATCCAAGATTTGAACCAATGGTTAAAGGTGCAAGGTGGTATCTAAGCCTGACCTGGGTGCAGTGCTTGAGCACTATGGCTTGACAGTCATAGACAAGCATGGGTGGATTCCCTGCAAGTGCGTCATCCATGATGACACGCATAGCAGCGCAGCCTACAACCTAGATAATCAGGCATACAACTGCCTGGTCTGTCAGGTACTGGGAGATGTATACACATTAGTGCAAGCAAAGGAAGGATTGGAATTCAAAGATGCTAAACGAAAAGCAGAGGCTATTGCTCACGGAAGCAGCCGAAAGGTACTCCAACAGTCTAACGCCACAGGCAGTCTCTTACCTAGAGGGACGAGGCATCAGTCAGGAAGTAAGCCGTACGTTCCTTCTTGGAAGCGTCGTGGAGCCTAGTGCTGGACATGAACTTGCTAGCGGTATGCTCTCCATTCCTTATCTTACTCCCGCTGGTGTGGTGGGTATCAAGTTTAGGAGATTAGATGAAGGTACCCCAAAGTATCTTTGGCCTACGGGCCAAAAGATTGGCCTGTTTAATGTTAATGATTTGCATAAGCAGAGCGATACGATTGCCATATGCGAAGGCGAGATTGATACCATTATCCTATCGGGTTGCGCGGGCATACCTAGCGTTGGGGTGGCTGGTGTATCTCAATGGAAACCCTGGTTTCCTAAGTTATTCGAGTCGTACTCGCGCATACTTATCTTCGCAGACAACGATGTTAAAGAAGATGGACGTAATCCTGGGCAGGAACTTGCCAAAAGAATCAAGGAAGATTTAGACAAAGCCGAAATCATTCATTTACCCGACAATACGGACGTAAATGAGGTATACTTACATTATGGTAATTCGTGGTTTGAGGAACGACTGAGCGCATGAAGCGGCCTACGTCCATCAAAATCTTCGGGCAGAAGTATCGCATTCGCTACGACTATACCAATGAAGATAACTATGGCGAGACTACATCAGATAACAACACCATCTGGCTACGCTCTCACATGCCAGAGGATAAACTCATCCGTGTTCTGGGCCATGAGATTACTCATGCCATCATCAATGAGACTCCTATGTCTCAGCGCAAGCGCTTTGATGTAGAAGAAGTCTGTGACATTGTTGGTTACCATGTGATTGATACTCTCGCAGCCAACCCAGAAGTTGTTGCTTTTATTCTACATGAGATAGAAGAAATAGAGAATAATGGCTGACCTATCAGACTTTGATTTAGACTTTGCTTATGGACGAGAAGGTGAAGTCCTTGTCCGTGAGATTCTCACTGGCGGTGTGACTGTCGAGGTCAAGCGAGACAGGCGCTGGGTTGAGACTGGCAACATCTATATTGAGACAGCCTTCTACTCACGCTCTACCTACAACTGGGTTGAGTCTGGCCTGATGAAGACGAAGGCTGACCGTTGGGCATTCGTGCTTGAAGGCTTAGTCATCATCGTATCAACAGATGATTTGAAGAAAGCCATTGATAAATATGGCAGACCCATTAGCAATAAGATTGAACCAAATCCAAGCAAGGGATTCTTGATTACTATTAATGATTTAATCGAGATTCAGCGTGGCAACTAGATACCCCACATTTATGTACGGGCCAAAGGATGGCTCACCTGTACCTGAGATGCTCTGGGTACTAGATGAGATTGACCTACAAGAGAAAACCAAAGATGGTACTTTTCTCCATAGATATGTATTGAATTATGAAGACAAGTCTTACTACTACGCAGGTGTGTTTACACCAGAGGAGAATGATGATGAATGAGCGAGGACATAGAGTTGGCAATCAAATTGATTCAGTCAATTGGGCTGAAAGTTATCTCTTTGGACAAGGCGAACAACCAGTTGCTAGTTCAAATACCGAATTCGCGTCCGCTGTCTGGGAGATAATGGATGAAATCGGCAACCTCCTTATCTCGAAGCAGATGGACTACGGTCCTGGCAATATTAATAACGCCTTTGGCGGTCCTATTAATGGCCTGCTTGTGCGCATTGGCGATAAGTTTGAGCGTCTTAAGAATCTGTATAACCATGGGCAGTCACCTAAACACGAGCCTGTTGAAGATTCATTTAAGGATATGGCTAACTACGCTGTCATTGCACTCATGGTTCAGCGAGGTAAGTGGCCGAAGTAATGGACATCAACAAAGTCAAGGACAAGATTGAGGCGGCTAAGACTAGCGTCCCATTAGAGTCTAAAGACTTTGACTGGATGGAAGGCTTTAACGCTGGGCTCGATTGGGCTTTGCGAATCCTCAACGGAGATAAGAGCGCATCTTAATGGCTAGAAAAATATCCTATGATGACAAGCGCAGGCACAACTACAAGAATCGCTATGGCATTACCGTCGAGGAATATGACGCTCTCTTTGCCAAGCAGAATGGTGTCTGTGCCATCTGCGAAAAGCCTGAGAATCTCACCAAGGATGGTAAACTACATGCACTGGCAGTTGACCATAACCATGAGACTATG